GCCGAGGGCTGGGACCGCAACCGCGTGAACGAGGAGGTGCTGAAGGCGTACCGCGCCAAGCAGCCCACGACCTCCGCCCCCGCAGTCGTCGTGAAGAAGTCCGGCATGACCGAGAAGACGCTCGAGGCGGCTCTCTCGCTCCGCGCGGGCATCGACGGCGACACGCTCGCGAAGGACATGGGCGAGGAGACGGTCGAGGCCGCGATGAAGGACTGCGACATCCCGCTCCAGGGCGTCCTCGCAGAGTGCATGAGGCTTGAGGGGATGAGCGTTCCCCGCACCTTCGACAACTCCGCGATCAAGGCCGCGTTCTCGACGGTGTCGCTCCCCGGCATCCTCTCGAACGTCGCGCAGAAGAAGCTCCTGCAGGCGTACAGGGCGCAGCCGATCATCGCGACGAGCCTCTGCACGTCGGCAGACCTCTCCGACTTCAAGGAGAACCAGCGCTTCCGTTTGACCGACATCGGCGACCTCAAGCCCGTCGGCGCGGACGGCGAGATCAAGGACGGCGGCGTCAGCGAGGAGAAGGCGGTGAACCAGCTCGACACCTACGCGAAGAAGTTCTGCCTGACGCGCAAGATGATCATCAACGACGACCTCGGCGCGTTCCTCAAGGTCCCGACCGCGATGGGCAACCGCGCGGCCCGCCTCGTCGAGCAGCTCTTCTTCCAGCGCCTCATGGCGAACCCCACGATGGTGGACGGAAAGCCGCTCTTCTCGACGAACCACAGGAACCTCCTCACGGGGGCGACTTCGGCTCTTTCCGCCGACTCGCTCAAGAAGGCGATCAAGGTGTTCCTCGACCAGACGGACGCGGACGGACAGCCCGTGAACGTGGAGCCGAGCATCCTGCTCGTCCCGACGGCGCTCAAGTTCCTCGCGGTCGAGCTCACCCGTGGCGCGGCGCTCATGATGTCCGGCGGCGCGGAGAACACGATCCGCCCGACGCTGAACGTCCTCGCCGAGCAGAACCTGCAGATCGTGAGCTCTCCGTACCTCTCGAACGCGAAGTACGACGGCGCGAGCGACGCGGCGTGGTACCTCTTCGGCAGGCCGGGGACGGTGGACACCTTCGAGATCGGCTACCTCAAGGGCAAGCGCACGCCGACCGTGGAGCGCGGGGACCTCGACTTCAACGTCCTCGGCATCTGGTTTAGGGTGTACTTCGACGTGGGCATCCGCGAACAGGACCATCGCGGCATGGTCAAGTCCAACGGGGCCGCGGCCTAATGTCTGCGGGCGGGGCCGTCCGGCGGCGGGTTTCTTTTATTGTTTCTTTTCCCGCTCCGGGCGGCCCCGGCCGCTTTTCCTCAAACTTCAATCGAGAAAGGACTGCACACAATGGATGCAAGGTATGTTCAGAGGGGCGACGCCATCGACTACACGCCAATGGCGGACGTCGCTGCGGGCGACGTGGTCGTCCTCTCCGGCAAGGTCGTAGGCGTGGCGAAGCTTGACATCAAGGCGGGCGAGCTGGGCGCTCTCGCGCTCACCGGCGTCTACGAGATGGCGAAGGCGACTGGCGTCGCGTTCGCGCAGGGCTCGGAAGTCGGCTGGAGCGCGGCCGACAAAAAGGTGGTCGCCGCCGGGGCCTCTGGCTCGGTCAAGATCGGCCATGCGGTCGCGCTGACGGGCGCGTCCGACCAGCTCGCACTCGTCCGCCTCTGCCAGGGGCTCAACTAAGCGATGATCCAGTCGGGAATAGGGCACCTGCGCGCGATCCAGATGCAGAGCGTCGCCTCCGAGGTCGTGTACAAGCGTCTCGGAGGCGAGCCGCTCACCGTCAGGGCGGTCGTTGGGAGGACGGTGTTCCGCTCGACGGACGCGGACGGAATCTGGACGCGCGTGGAGACGCGGGACTTCATCGTCCCGAAGGAGCTTCTTCCCTTCGAGCCGCAGGTCGGCGACGAGGTGGAGTTCCTCGGGGCGACATACGAAGTCCTTAGTCCAAGCGGCGAACCCGCGTGGCGCTGGAGCGACGCGTTCCACACCGCGTACAGGATTCACGCCAAGCACACAGGAGGACAGGGTCATGGCTGAAAAGGACGAACACAATCCGGGGATGCCTCCGGGCTTCCCGGAGCTGTGGGAGGGACTGACGCGGGCGAGGATGGACATCGCGGAACTCAAGGGGATGGTGAAGATGCACTTCACGGACTCCTCGCACCACACGCCGCCGTGTTCCACGGCGAGCGGGCTCCAGAAGACTCTGCACGCGGCGATGGGGGCGGCGATAATATCGCTCCTCTCCGCAGTCGCGACGCTCGTCTTCGAGGTGGTAAAGGGAATCGCGCAGTAGCGCGGGAAGGAGGAGGGGCATGGTCGACATCATCTCCCTTGCGCACGGCGTAGCCGAGAGGATCGGCGAGGCCGACGTGGAACTCGCGCCCGAGTATTCGCTCAAGGACGTGAAGGAGCGGACGCGGATCGTAGTCGTTCCCGTCGGCATAAAGCACAAGATGCTGGCGCGCGGGTTCAGGGAGGACTTTCTCACCGTGCAGGTGGGCGTCCTCCGCAAGACGACGGAAGACGAACTCGTCGATCTTGTCAACTACGCGCAGACGCTCGCGCTCGACTTCCTGCACACGACCGTGCGCGGGGCGAAGTGCGTCGAGGCGAACCATGCGCCCCTGTACGTTCCCGACCACATGAGGGAGAGGCGGCAGTTCACGGGCATCGTGGAGCTTCTCTTCAAGGAGGTGAACGAGCACCGCGTCGCGGAGGGCGGGTGATGAAGTGCGAGGTCGAGTTCGACGAGGACGGCCTCGTCGCGAGGATCGCGCGGGCGGGCCGCGACATCCTCCGCCGCGCGGGGGCGTACGTCCGCCGCGTCGCGCAGAGGAAGGTCGTGACGAGTCCGAAGCCCTCGACGCCGGGACAGCCTCCGCATTCGCGAAAGGGCCTCCTCAAGAGGGCGATCCTCTTCGCGAGCGACGGCGACCGATCCGTCATCGTCGGACCCGGCTTCAACTTCGTCGGCGAGTCCGCCTCGGCGCACGAGTTCGGCGGGAAGTACAGGCGCGAGCGCTATCCGAAGCGTCCGCTCATGGGTCCCGCCCTCAAGGAGTCCGCGCCCCGCCTCGCGAAGCTGTGGCGCGACGCGGTCAAGTGACTTACACACAAAAGGAGAAAATCAGATGGCATACAAGCTTGGATTGGATGCGCAGCTCTTCCACGGCACGGCGGGTCAGACCGCCGCCTCGGAGATGAAGAACTGCAAGGACGTGACGCTCAACCTGGAGACGGGCGAGGCGGACATCACGACGCGCGCGGCCGAGGGCTGGCGCATCACGGCGGCGACGCTGAAGGAGGCGAGCCTCGAGTTCGAGATGGTGTGGGACACGTCCGACGCCGGGTTCAAGGCGATCAAGGACGCCTACTTCAACAACACCGCGATTGCGCTCTTCGCCTCCGACGGCGACGGCAACGGGCTCGACGCCGACTTCGTCGTGACGTCGTTCTCGCGCTCCGAGCCCCTTGAGGAGGCGCTGACGGTCAGCGTCACCTGCAAGCCGACCCTGGTGACGCGTGCGCCCACGTGGAAGGACGGCGGCGGCAACGGCGGCTGATAGTATTTCGGCAGGGAGGGCAAGGCCATGAAGACATTTACAGACGCGAAGGAACGCTCCTGGGAGATAGAGCTCAACAACCGCCAGATGAAGCGGGTCAGGGACATCCTCGGGATCGACCTCGTGAACGTCATACAGACGAACAAGGACGGTAAAATCGCGACCGACACAATCGACAGGGTCGCGAACGACCCGATTCTCCTCTGCGACATTCTCTGGGTCCTCTGCGAGCAGCAGGCGAAGGCGGCCGGGGTGAGCGACGAGGACTTCGGCTCGTCTCTCGCGGGGGACTCAATCGAGACCGCGACGAGGGCGTTTCTCGACGAACTCGTCGATTTTTTCCCAGGGGCGAGGCGGATGATCCTGCGGAAGGCCGTCTGCCTCGCGAGGAAGTACGAGGCGGAGAGCGCGGCGGCTGTCGCGGAAGCGCTCGAAAGCCCGGAGTTCGAGGAGCGGATGAAGACGCTCTTGAGTCCGCGTGGAGGCTCGCCGGAATCGCAGGGGTCGACCCAGGCCCCCTCACCTTGAGGGAGCTTGGGCTCATGGCCGACGGAAGGGCGAAGTTCGAGTGGGGGATCGCGTCGTCGATGATGGCGCTTCTCGCGAACCTGAACCGAGACCCGAAGAAGGGGAAGCCGCTCAAGCCCTCGGACTTCAATCCGTTCACGCCGGAGCCGCCGAAGGTGGTGCTGCGCGGGGCGGAGATGAAGGAGGCGCTCAAGGCCGCGTTCTGCAGGGGAGGCGCGAAATGCAAGGCATCGTGAACCCGGCATACGCGGTCGAGCGCATCAGGATTCTCGCGGAGGACATCCGCGAGGTCGCCGGGTGGCTGCGGGAGAATTACCCGAATGAATACGAGAGCCGGGAGCGGCTTGGAATGCTCGAACACGCCGCTCGCGTGTTCCTCGAAGAGGAGAAGTGAAGGGAGGCGCTATGGCGGCTGCGAACAACATCAAGGCGGGACGCGCGTTCGTCGAGGTTACTGCCGATTCGTCGAAGCTGCGCAAGTCGCTCGGCGAGGCGCAGTCGCAGCTCCGCGCGTTCTCGCAGTCATGCTCCTCCGTCGGCCGCGAGCTTCTCGCGCTCGGCGGGGCGATGTCGCTTCCCTTCGTCCTCGCGGAGCGGTCGTTCGCGGGGTTCGACGACAGGATGCGGCTCGTCCAGGCTGTGACGGGCTCCACGGGCGAGGCCTTCGAGAGCCTCGTCAAAACGGCGCAGAGGCTGGGGCGGGAGACGTCCTTCACCGCGCAGCAGGTCGCTGACGCGATGGTCGCGCTTGGTCGAATGGGATTCGACCGTACGGAGATTGAAGCCTCGATCTCCTCTGTTCTCAACTTGAGCCGAGCGACGGGAACTGAACTCACGGAGTCCGCCGACATCGCGGCGAACTCTATGCGCATCTTCGGGATGGAAGCCTCGAAGATGACGCAGGTGACGGATGTTCTTACGGCGACCGCGAACGGCTCGGCGCAGACTCTCTCCGACCTCTTCGAGGGACTCAAGATGGCGGGTCCGCAGGCGGCTGCCGCCGGCGAGACGCTCGACGAGCTATGCGCCGCCCTCGGCGTCATGGCGAACATGGGAGTCAAGGGCTCGCTTGCGGGCACGGCGCTCCGCAAGGCCTATGTCCAGTTCGCCGACGTGAAGGTTCAGAAGGTTCTTCGCGAGGTCGGCGTCGAGGCGACTGACTCAAGCGGCAACCTCCGCAGGATGGCGGACGTGATGCGCGACATCGCGGTCGCGACGAAGTCGCTTCCGACGGCGGAGCGCCTCGCGTTCATGAAGGACGTGTTCGACGTTCGCGGAATGATGTCCGGGATGTCGCTCACGAAAGACGTGAAGGAGCTGGACGCGTTTCTCGCGAAGCTCAAGGACGTGAGCGGCCAGGCCGACGCGACCGCGAAGGCGATGGACGCGGGGATCGGCGGCTCGTTCCGCCTCTTCCGGTCAGCCGTCGAGGGCGCGATGAACGCGACGGGCGAGGCGCTCAACTCGACTATCAAGCCAATGGTCGAGCGGATAACCGCCGTAATAAACTCTTTCACGAAGTGGATCGAGGCGAATCGCGGACTTGTGACGAGCATCGCGGTCACGGCGGGCTCGATTGCAGCGCTCGGCGCGGCACTGCTCGCCGTCGGCACGGTGAGCCGTGTGCTTTCGAGCGGCATCGGCGCCTTGTCGGGCGTGTTCTCGGCGTTCGCGGGAGTCCAGGCGGCTCTCGCCGGGAAGGGCGTCCTCGTCCAGGGGGCGTTCTCCCTCATGGCGCGGGCTTTTTCCGACTACAGGAACGCCGCGATCCCCGCGATGGTCGGAACGTCGCGGCTTCTCGCCGCGCTGAACCTCCCGATAGACAGCCGCGCGAAGCAGATCGCGGCGGGACTCGTCCTCATGGGCAACGCTGAGGCGGCGGCTGCGGCGAAAGCGGCGATTGCTTCGCGCTTCACGGCGGTCACTGCCGCCCTGAAAGGCCTCAACTCCGCCACAATCGCGGCCACGGTCTCGGCGAAGGCTCACGCCGCCGCCGAGACTGTCGGCACAATCGCGGCAAAGGCGGCTACGGCGGCGCACGTCGCGTTCGCGGCGGTCGGACGGGCGCTTACCCTAAGCCACGCGAAGGCCGCGCTGACGGCGGGCGTCGCGGCCACGGCGAACGTTGCCTTGGCAGCGACCACGAAGGTGGTGGCTGCGGGCTACCTCGCGGCGTCCGCAGCGGCGACCGCGTTCTGCGCGATTCCGATAACGTGGATTTTGATCGGCATAGTCGCCGCCCTGGGAGGTCTCTGCGCATACATGGCGTCGGCCACGAAGCACACGGCGGAGCTGTCGGACGAGATGACGAAGCTCCGCGAGAAGGGCGACCAGCTGCGGGCGACCGACCAGCTCCGCATGGAGCGGCTCCAGCAGCTCTCCGAGAAGGAGAGCCTCAACAACGCGGAGATGGCGGAGGCGGAGAAGCTCGCGAACCAGCTGAAGGGGCGCTACGGCGACCTCGGCATCGAGGTTGACCACGCCACGAAGTCGATCTCCCTCGCGGCCGACGCGCAAAGCCGCTTCAACGAGGCGATGAAGTCGCAGGCGATCCACCAGATCGAAGGCGAGATCGCGGAGTCGCGGAAGAACATCAGCGAGCTTCGCGAGGAAAGCGACTCGCTGACCGGCTTCTGGGTGAACTGCTGGAACACCGTGACCTTCAGGATGGGGAAGGCAGCCGAGGACATCCACGCCAACGGCGAGCGAATCAGGGAGGAGATGGCGAAGATCGCAGAGGCGAACAGGCGCATGGAGGCGATCATGGGCGGCGACGAGGACGCGCTCACCGGCGGCAAGTCGGAACACGAGAAGCTTGAGGAGAAGGTCGAGGGCGGAAGGTCGGAGCGGTCGGCTTCAGCCGACGAAGCGGATAGCGCGGCGAAGAAGGCGTCCGACATCGAGAGGCGGCTCATACGCGAGACGCGGAGCGAACTCGAGAACGAGGTCTCGGACATCCGCGAGCTTCGCGACGAGTACAAGGCGCTTATCTCGACGATGCTCTCCTACGAGAAGTCGAAGAAGGACAGGGACCTTGAGAAGATCGCAGACCTCGAAGGGCGTCTCGCCGAGGCGGACGCCACGGCGGAGCGTCGCATCAAGGTCGCGGAGGCGAAGGCGAAGCGGAAGTTCGACCGCGAGATCGCCGACCTCCAGGAGTCTTTCGACCGCACGGCGGAGGACATCGAACGCCGCCGCTCCGAGGGCGAGACCGACCGCAGGGTGGAGGCGACGTTGAAGGACGACGCGGCGGCGGGGATGAAGATGCTGAACGACCTCATCTCGCAGTCGAAGGTCGCGGCCGCGTCCGCGAAGGCGGAGTTCCGCAAGGCGCTCGCCGACGCGCAGGCCGACGGGGACGTCACGGACGAGGAGGAGGCGCGCATCAGGAAGGCGCAGGACGCATACTCGCTCGCGGAGGGGCTCGTCGACAAGTACGAGTCGAAGCTCCGCTCGGCGCAGGAGGCGACGGCTAAGCAGACGTCGATCACGAAGCCCCAGGGGACGTTCTACGCGCGTGCCGCGCAGAACCTCCGTGGCGACCGGCTGGAGCAGAGGATGCTCAACGCGACGCAGGAGATCGCCAAGCACACTAAGAAGGCGGCGGAGCTTCTGAAGGACGGCGTTGGAAACGGAACGCTTACGTTCCAGTAGGGAGGGGTCATGGCAGCAGTCAGGGTAGAGGAGGCATATTCCGAGCGTGACGAGAAGATAGACGCAGACGGAAACGTCGTAGAGGTGGAGATACCATACCTCGTGTTCGGCGTCGCCGACGAGTCGGCAGCGCTCGCCGCCGCCCGCCCGAGGGTCAAGACGGTGGCGGGCATGACGCTTGATTCCATCGAGGTGATGGAGCGCGTCAACGAAACGACATGGAAGGTCAAGGCGGTCTACGCCCTAGCGTCTGGAGGCGGCGGCGGCGAAGGTGGCGACGAGGACTCGTTCTCCACCTCGTTCGATACGGGCGGCGGGACGATGCACCTTAACCAATCCTACGGAACCGTCTCGAAGACGCCGAACGACGCGCCGGACTTCGGCGGGGCAATCGGCGTCGACGGCGAGGGCAACGTCGCGGGCGTCGACGTTACGATGCCAGTCTTCAACTTCGAGGAGACGCACACGCTCTCCGGCACCGTAGTGACCGATTCGTGGAAGAAGAAGGTCGCAGCCCTCACTGGCAGCGTCAACTCGGCGGCGTTCCGTGGGTTCGAGGCGGGCGAAGTCCTGTTCCTTGGCGCCTCGGGGTCGAAGCGCTCTAAGAAGGCATCTGCGAACTGGGAGATAACGTTCCGCTTCGCCGTCTCCGCCAACCAGACGAGACTGAGGGTCGGCGACTTGAACGTAGAGAACAAGCGCGGCTGGGACTACCTCTGGGTCAGCTACAAGACGGCGGTCGCGGGGAACGGGAAGAGCCTCGTCAAGAAGCCCGCCGCCGCCTACGTCGAGAAGGTCTACCCCGACGGCGATTTCGGCACACTCGGAATATAGGGAGGCGTCTTATGGAGAAGGTTCGTCAGGGCGAGGCCGTGAGCATAAAGGCCGCGACGTGGAACTCGTTTCTCGACGCGGCGGAGTTCGCGAAGAGGGCTCGCAGGCTCGTGGGCGCGGAGGCGGTCCCGTCGGGCTTCGGCGGCAACATGGTCTACGTCCGCAACAGGTGCGGCGAGACGATCCCGCGCTTCGGCGCGGTGGTGCTCGCCGACGCGGTGATCCCGCACGACGCGGCGTCCGAGGAGCTGGAGTGCGAGACGCCAGCGTTCGACGGCGTCCCGGCCGAGGGCGGCGAGGAAAGTGAATCGGAGGAGGAAGGCGAGAAAGAGCTGCGCCCCTTCGCCGTCGCCGTGGAGCCGATAGCGGACGGCGAGATCGGGCGCGCCCTCGCGCTCGGCATCACGCCCGCCAAGGTCGAGATCGTCCACGAGGATGACGCCTGCGCCGAGCCCGTCCCCGGCTCGACATCCGGCGCGATGCGCTCGACGAACGTCGGCTACGCGCGGATCGTCTGGAAGGAGGACGGCACGGGCGAGAAGTGGTGCTTCATAAGGCTCGGAGCTTCCGAGCCGAGGGCGGACGAAAAGTCGATAGACTTCGCCGTCCGCGACCCCGAGACGGAAGAGGACGAGGATGCCGCGAAGACGGAGAAGCTGGAGATCAAGGGCTTCTCGTCCAAGGAGGCCGAGGATGAGACGCTCGGCGAGCTGCTCTCGAAGGCCGACGAGCCGAAGACGGGTCCCGAGGAGGACGAGCCGGAGGACGAGGTGATCGTCCGCTCCGGCGACAGGAAGAAGGTCAAGTTCCTGAAGATCGGGCGAGGCGCGGCGTCCGTCGAGGTGGACGACATATCCGTAGACTTCGCGAAGAAGGACGCGGAGAGCGAGGGGTCCGACGAGAGGACGAACAAGGTGCAGGTCTACGGGTTCGACTCGAAGGACGCCGACGAGACGTCGCTCGCCGACCACCTCGCGGAGCAGGACGTCGAGTGCGAGGACGAGGTGGTCGTCCGCGCCGCCGACAGGAAGGCGCTCAGGTACCTGAAGATCGGCGGCAAGCTCGCTACCGTCCTTGAGGCTGGCGACAACGTGACGATCACCCGCGAGGGCAACACGATCACGATCTCGGCGGAGGGCGGGGCGGAGCCGGGAGACTTCGTGACGAGCGGCTACTCCACGGCGGAGGGAGGGAGCGACGTCGAGATCGCGGCGATCCGCTACTACGACCACCAGCTCCAGGTGAAGAAGGCCGTGAAGGTCTACGAGAACGGGCTTCTCAAGGCGCGCGTCGTCGGCGAATGGGAGACCTTCACGACGGCGGTGGAGGAGACGGTATGAGCGATCTCGGAAAGCTCTGCCACAAGGCGAACGCCGCGCCCCTCGCGTACAAGGCGGGAGGGGACGGGCGGCTCATCTACAAGGCGGAGGCGCTCTTCAAGACGCTCGTCACGTTCTCGTGGGACGCGGCCGGGCGCGACCTCGACATCTGCGGCTACTGGCTCGGATGCCCCGACGAGAAGATCGGCTACTCGTACTCGACCGCGCGTGCGCACGACGTCGGCGCATACCACATCGAGTATTCGGGCGACATAACGCAGGCCGGGGGCGCGGAATGGGCGAGGCTCTGGATGACGCCGTGGAGCGCAGTCGCCGACGAGCGGAGGTTCCGCGTCCACTTCAACTTCTACGGACACGACGAGGACCATCCGACGGACGTGTGCACCGTGGTCGCGAACCTCCCCGGCGTGAGGACGCTCGTCAAGCACGGCCAGCCGTGCGGGACGACGCTCGGGCGCAAGGCGACGGAGGACGACCCGTCCTGCACGGTCGTCTTCGACGCGTCGGGAAGGCTTCTCAGGATCGAATGAGTTTCATCTGACGGAAAGGAGGCGGCGTCATGGCGTGGATGACAGTTGGCTTCGCCTCGCAGATACCCTCTTCCGTCACCGTCACGCGAAAGGCGAGCTCTCCCGCGACGGAGACGATCAATCTCAACGCCTACCGCTCCGACATCGGCGGCTACATCCACGACGCCACTTACGGCATCTGCGGGATTGTCGCGCAGGACACGGACTCCGGAACCATCGCGGCTCCCTCCGTCCCCGGCTACACGTTCGACGGGTGGTACACGTTCCCTGCAGACCTCGCGCGGACGGACTCGATCCACATGGACGACGCGACGGTCAGGATGACCGCGTCCAGCACGATCTCGTTTACCTACATCCTGCGCAACGCGAAGAAGTGGGTGACCGCCGCCGGGAACTACTACATGGTCTACGCGAAGCTGAGCGCGAGGACGTACAGGGTCAACTTCTACGCGAACGGCGGAACGGCGAGCCCGACATACAAGAACGTCACATACGGCCAGCCCTACGGGGAGCTTGCGACCGCGACGCGCGACGGATACACGTTCAAGGGGTGGTTCACGAAGTCGGACGGCGGCGACGAGGTGACGCCCGAGACCGTCGTCGCGATCACGGCGGGCCAGTCGCTCTACGCGCACTGGGAGGGGCTTCCCTACACCGTCTCGTTCGACCCGAACGGCGGCGAGTGCAGCGTCGCGTCGAAGACCGTCAGGTACTACGACAAGTACGGCGAGCTTCCCGTGCCGACGAGGTACGGCTACACTTTCGACGGATGGTACACGGCGGCCGACGGAGGCTCGCGCCGGAGCGAGACGTCGACGATGAACAGGGCGGAGGACCACACGCTCTACGCGCACTGGTCGACGGCTCGGGTCAAGGTCAACTACGACTTCAACTGGTCCGGCCAGGCTCCGGACTACGACTACGCGTACTACGGCTCGCACTACTCCTGGATTCCATCGGCCTCCCGCGCGGGCTACGAACTCGAGGGCTGGTTCACTTCGCGAGACGGCGGCGAGCAGGTCACGCGCGAGACCATCTGCACGAACGCCGACGAGCACACCCTCTACGCGCACTGGCGGGCGGCAGAG